AAAGGCTTAACAGTTTCACCTGACCTGCGAGTGACTTCCCATGCTAACCAATAAACATCCGACTGCTTTTCCTCATCGCGGAAAGCCTTGTGAAAACCCTTTTTAGCGTACTGCTCGAACGAATACTCCACTGCTGGAGTGATTTCGCCTTCTAACACGCTTCCATCTGTACGAACGATCTTTAGTTTTGCCATGATTAGCCCCTTTGTTTATTTATTTAGAATGTGCCTGTAGTTGCTACTGCAACTGTTGAGTTAGCAGTGAATGTGATTGACTGTGTGCCGATGTCACCAACAGCACCATTGATGTCTGTTGTGTTATTGACTAGCAATGAAACAGTGTAAAGAGGGTTAGTCGCTGAGACTGCTGTTCCCTTTGTCTGTAGAAATACTGCTGTGATAGTAGTACCCCATGCAGCTTGAAGTGTTGCTAGAACATTTGCTGCTGCTGTGTCGTTAAGGAAGTCGATAGTTACTGTTGATGACTCTAAGCCCTTTACGAACTTGTGTGATGAGTCGCCCATTGCAGTTACTTCGAGTTCATCAAATACGCGGTTAATAGTTACTGCCGTTACATGGTCAGAAAGATCAACAGAGTTAATCTTAACGCCGACCTGATTGTTTAGAAATACAGCCATTAGGATTATTCCTCGTCTTTCTTAGTAGATGCTGGCTTTGGTGTTGGTGTGCTAACCTGCCCGATTTTTTTCAGGAAGGCTTCGTTCTCTAGTTCCCACTCGGACATATTAACTCCAACTCGTAAGGATCGATACGGACATCTCACTTGACAACAGTTCTCCTGATGCCACATTGAGAATACTTGGTGCGCTGACTGCGCTTACATTATAGACCAGAGATGATGCTGCTAACTTAGCGAACACGCCACATACAGTATCTTCAATGCCGTTGAGATTGCCTTCATTATCAAACAAAGGCACAGTCATAATAATCTTAAAGTTAGCCATTGGGCTAATAGTTATGTGCTGGTTATTGCTAGGTGTCAGATAAGGATCGTCCGGAGACACGATCACAGAGTTAGCAAGAACTGTGGCAGGTGGAAAAGCAAAGACTTGGTATTTAGTGTTATCTACTAGCGCGGTGGCTAAAGTAGTGCGGAGTGTAGTTATCGCTACTGGAGGCATTAGCCCACCATTGAGCGAGGGTCTAGCGCATGTGCAATCAATCCTCGCACCTTAGCGAGAAGCTGTGCGCTCATTCGGTAAGGGCTTGGCTGGAAATCAACAGCATTTGAGCCGCTTAAAGTTGCGGTGCGTGCTTGCCAAATTTCTACAGATATCATAAGAGCCGCGTTCTGAATACTTTCGTCTGTTGTCCAGTCTGTGTAAGTTGTTGTCGCTACAGTGCCGTAAGGATAAATAGGATGCTTAGCCTTTGCAGCTGCATGATCTGTAGTTACAGTTATTGAATAATCGCCCATTGCAGTAATTGTCTTGACTCCATTATATGAAGAACCTGAATTACTGATCGTAACGCTTTGACCTACATAAAAAGTTTCTTTGACTGGATCGTTGAAAAACAAAGTGCCTTTGCCTACGACATTTTCGTGAGCAATTGAGAACCACTTAGGAGCCCATAGCATTGGAATAAGGACTGCATCTGCTGCATCGCATACAGATTGGAGGGTGGCATCTGCATACAAGGTACCGACTCCGAGAGTGCTACGAAGTTCTGCGACTGTTGTAAGTGCCATTTGCAATCCTTTCTAAAGACTCTAGGGGATCAGAGGGCTACTGACCCCCTAGAGCGACTTAGTGTGGCTTACGCCTTGTTGTTCTTAAATGCGCCTGCGCCGACCTTAGTAGCGATTGCTCCAAAGCCGTAGTAGCCGATTGTTACCTGTCCTGCTGCTGTTGATTCAGCGCGTAGGCGGTATGTTGGTGACTCGTACCATGTGTATGCATCTGGGTTCACGATAACGATTGAACCGTCTGTGTCTGTTCCAGAAGCTGTGTTTGGTGTTACGAAAAGGTTCAATCCTGCGACATTGCCTTGAAGTGCTGTTGGAGTTACTGCTCCGCCTGCGTTCATTGGGTTTGTTGCTGTGTAGATTGGACGACCATTGTCGTTAAGTGTCATGATGTTTGACCATTGTGCAGTATTCACGATCATGTTGCGAGCAAATGGGTTAGGCAAGCCTAGTGTTGCGTTATAGACAGAAGCTGATCCGCGAGCAACGATTCCAAGCAACTCTGAAGCTGTTGGGTATGTTGTTGTTGTTGTGCCGTCTGCTGTTGCGCCTGAGATCAACGCTGCATTAACTGCTGCATCTGTTGCCTTTGCGTAAGCTGCTGCCATGTTGCGCACTAGCTCATCAAAGAACGCTGGAGATGTACGATCTAGAAGTTCAACAGAGAATGTCTGCTGTCCTGCATACTTCTTGACTGTTACTGACAAGAACGCTGATGTCTGGTCTGTATCTGAGAATGCTGAACCTTCTGCAATTTCTGCAACTGTTGGCATTGCTGTGATCTTTGGGATCTCGAAAGTCATACCTGCATCTGGTAATACTCCGCGTGAGATTGCTTCGATTGAAGGACGAATTGTTGTGCCTAGTGGGTTGATAACTTCTGACAACTGGCGTGTTGGTACAAGACCTGCGTTGTCTGTTGTGTCATCTGCTGCTAGTAGGTACTGACGAGCTGTTTCGTCTCCTAGTGCTGCACGGATTGAGTTTTCTGCATACTTAGCTGCTGTCAATTCGATGCGTGGCTTTGTGAAGTATGCTGCTGAAACAGTTGGGCGAGCAGCTTCAACCGCTGGTGCTTCAACTGGTGTTGCTTCGACTGCTGGAGTGGTTTGTTCCACGGTGGCTGTCTCGCTTTCTGTTGGTTGGGTGATTTCTTCCACAGCAGATTCTTCTGCTGCAATATCAGTAACCTGAGCAGACTTAAAGGCTGGCTCTGTTACTAAACTTACTTCGACCAAGCGCGCAGCAGATACATATGTAACGCCGTCCTTGATCTTTGACTTTAAAACTTCTGCCCCAATACTTAAACCTGATTGCAATCCTTCTTCTGCAAGGATTAGTGCTTCTGTGCCGCGCTGTGAGCGACTGATAGAGAATACTGCGTTGATCGCATCTTCTGACTCGCTGAATGAAACCATGCGACCTAAAGGCTTCTTTGTGTCATGCTGGCTTAGCAATTTGATTGCTTTAGGATCTGCAATGTCAATAGATCCAGATGCAAAGATAACTTTGCCCATGTTGGTTGATCCTGCTTCTACATTAAGAGGCACAATCTTGCCTGAGACTGTGCGACTTGCTGAGTCTGCTGTGAGTTCAGCTGAGAAGGTAATTACTTGGTTCATTGCATACCTTGGCTTCCATTAGGTGTTAGATCTGTCATTCCCATAGCCTGCTCCTGAGTGATTAGGTTGAGGCTAAGCAATTTTTCAATTACTGCTAGTTCTTCCATTGGATCTGTGCGAAGGAAATTCTTGTCAATATCAAAGCGCACTACATTGCCGCGAGCAGTAATGTCATCCATAGACAGACGATCTTCAATCGCTGTAATGAATGGCTGTAAAGATAATGTCAAGAATTGCTTTCGCTCATCTTGAACATTTGCATAAGTCATTGAGTTATTTTGATCTGCTGAGACATAGTAAGCAGGCACATTGCAAAGACGCGCACATTCTGTCGCCAAGTTAAAAATGGCTTCTCCGTACATCATATCTTTAGGTGAAAATGAAACTGGGTTATATTCAAGTGTGCTTGTCAGATAAGCAGTGGAGCGATTATTGCGTGCTTGCTTCCATGCAGCTAATAATCCTGAAACTTCTTTAGGATCTAGATCAGCACCGGTGTTCTTGATGTAGCCAGTTGCCATTGGAGTTGATGCTGCAATTGCTGCTGCCTTCTGAACATCTATAGCAGCGCGAATTGTTGAAACTCCAGTATTAAGGATGCCGTCATTGAGTGACTGGAATGTGATCAGAGATCCCAAGCCATCCATAGGCAAAGTAATTCCATCAACTGCATAAGACTTAACAAATGTGTTTGTGCTATCAAGTGTGATAGTTACGCGATTGTTAGCAATCCATTCAAAGCGAGATGGACGGCCATCTTCTGAATAAACTTCGACAACTTTCCAAAATGCTTGGCCGTAAAATAAAAGTGAATCAACAGTCCATGCAATAGTTACAGATCGTGGCTGTGAATAAGAAGGTTGCTCTAACCATGCAGGTGAGCCAAGTTCTTCATTTGTAGATTTCTTGTAAAGCTCTAATGGGATTGCTCCGATAGTGCCAGCCAATAGATTGCGGCATCGCATAAGTGCAGGCACAGAGATTGCTTCTGCTCTGCCAACATAGGCATATTGAAAAGGCATTGCATAAGGTGAATACTCGCCAAGGACCTGTGGCGCGGATTGAGCTTGTAATTGTGGCTTAGACTCTAGGCCAAATGCTTGCAATAATTTACCCATAGACAGAAAGTGTAGCATTTGTCAAGCAAATAGACAATGTGCTAGGGCGTGTCTAAGTATAGATTTGAGGTTTAGCAACTGGAATCATTAACTTGCTGACGACCATTGCCAAGCCAATAGGTGCAGAAATGTCTCCAGCAGACTTTCGTTTAATGATACGCCACGCCGAGTCATTGACCTTAGCTGCACAATTATTCATCTGCTGGATCAGTTCCGCCTGCCCGTTATGCACAACGCGAGCATTGACTAAACCTTCTAACAGATCTCCACAGGCTTTGTAGAACTGTTGTCCTGAGACATCCTCAACCATAACTCCAGCATTGGCTAGGCGATCTGCCATTGTTTGAGTTGCATATTTGTCGTAGCAGACAAGGCGCGGCTTGTATAGGTCACACCATGCTTTTATACTTGCCGCCATCTTTAGCTCATCGATAGCGACCTGAGAACTATAAGTCTCTAAGATCCCGATACCAATCCGTCCATCTGGCAGTAATTGTCCTGCGACTAATGATCCGTTGCGTTTTGACGGACTGGTATCGAAACCAAATACAGTATAAGCCCCGGGAGCCATTTCTAGTGTGCTATCGGATGTATCTTCTAATACGCCGTGAGGCCAAGGTGAGGATAAACTGTCTATCCACGAACAAAATACTTCCGTGCGAATGTTTTCAATCGGCGAAGTAGCAATCGCCTCTTCAATCGCCTCTTCTGTGATTGTGTATCCCAAAGAGGGGTTAGCCATAGCCCATGCATCGCGATCGGTTATCTTGCAGTATTGAGGGGCTGAGTATTCATAGAATCCAAAAGACTTTGGCGGATAGTCAATAGCTCGTTCTCGTAGTTCGTTAAGGACAGTGCTGAAAGCATCTCCTGCATTAGAGGTAAGAAGCGTCTGAGAGTTTGGATGAGCTCTAGTCGTAGGAGCAGCAGCTCTAAATCCATCTTCTGTGATTTCTCTGACTTCATCGATGTAGAGAAGTCCATTGACACTTCGTCCGCGAGATCCGTCTCTAGTTGCTGCAACAACATCAAGCCTTGCTCCAGATAGCATCTCAATTGACTCTGTGCCGTTAGCGTGTCTGATTTGTTTGACGAATCCTTTAAGGTGGTCATTTGTCTCCAATATGTGAGTGACTTGTCTGAAAGTGTCCAGAGCCATGCTTCTGTTAGAGGACATGATCAGGACATTGGTATTCCACTTGATGAGGTGAGCCAAGATCAACATTCTGGCTAAATGGGTCTTGCCGTTCTGGCGAGCAACCAGAATGAGGTTTGTCTTACGAATCCACATGCCTTTTTTATCGACAGTGAGCATGTCTTTAAGCACAAACTCCTGCCAAGGCATTAAAGGCATCTTGACAATCTCACAGAGATCCTTGACATCTTGCAGCTTGTTTTCGCCTTTAAGAAGTGGGCTGTGGAGCCTTGGTTTAGTTGCCCCTCGTAAGGCTTTGGACTTTCTGGGCTTAGTTGTCATTGATTTGGATTAGGTCTGAGCGTAAAAGGACTGTCCAGCATCGTTTCGGACTGCATCGGGGAGATATAGTCCAG